CGAGCAACTCTTCAAAGAACGACACAAAGCCAGCTCAGAAGCCAGCATCTAAGCCAGAATCTTCAAAGACTGAAACACCTACAGCAAAGCCAAAGCAGAAGGTATGGGTAGATGACTACAAGACAGTTCACCACGAAAGAAAGTGGATTGTAACAGGTACTCACGAAGAAGATGTATATGAATGGGTAGGAGTATATGTATGCAATAATTGCGGTATGAAGTTATCAGATGCTAATCTGAGAAAACAGCATCTTCTTTGGGAAGCAGAAGAAAATGGTGCTGGAGCTTATCATGTGGAAGAGGAGTATGTAAAAACAGGAACCAAAACAGTAGAAGACGGCTACTGGAAAGAAGCCTATGACGAGAAAGTCAAAGACGGCGGTCACTGGGAGTACAGATAATTAAATTTGATAGCAAGAGTAAATCCTTAAAATAATTATTGGGAAGAGAGGGTTCTTTATGAACCCTCTTTTTCTATGTTAAAAATAAATATTATACTAAAGAAAGTATTTAACTAAAATGTAATATGTGGTAAAATATAATAAAATAAAAGGAAAGGTTGTAGGGTGTATGGGTATTGATAATACTATGTTTAGCGGTTGTGCTTTATATGTGGTACACTTTTAATTGTATTTTTAGAAAGCAATTATATTTAAAATAGAAAAGAGGTATTAAGATGACAATATGCAGTTTTGTAGGTGATGAAGCATAATGTTAATTGAGAACAAAAATATAGAGGATTGTTATGGTATGGGAATGCTTTGTAATCAACAAAATAAAAAAAGAGGTTAAGCATTAAAAAAAAATTGCTTAACCTCTTTGTTGTTTTAATAATAGAAAAATCTTTTGTGTTACGGTGTAATAAATTTTAAAAATATATTATCTTGTTTCCTTGAAAATCGGCAGGCAAACTAAAATGACAGTAAGTTTGACAGTAAGTTTGACTGCATTTTATCTTGTTTTAACTTAATCCAAAATTACTCAACTGAATTTTTGAAATCTCAAAAACCCGGTGTTTAAGCCACTTTTAAGGCATTTTAAGTAATTTTGACAAAAAATAAAAGGTGGTTAAAAAACCACCTTTTTTGGTCGAGGTGACAGGACTTGAACCTGCGGCATCTTGGTCCCAAACCACTTAATAAATGTGTGAAAAACTTAGTGTTTATCGGACTTTTCAAGTTCAGTTGCCTAACATTTGCCTTGCATTTATTTTTTAGCTTATTTTACGATTGAGAAAATCATCAAGTTTTTTCGCAGGTGCTTCAGTATCATCTTGCATTAAATGCGTGTAAATGTTCAAGGTGGTTTCGGGTTTGGTATGCCCTAACTGGTGTTGAATGTAGAGAATATCATAGCCCGAATAGAAAAGATTTGTTGCATGGGTGTGTCTAAGACAATGAGCTGTAAACGGTTCTATGACCTGCGGAATACCGTCGGGGCAGTATTTACTGCGTGGAGCAATGCCGACAATTTTGCCTTGCTGTGAATTGAATGCTTCGAGGTTTAGGCAATTGATGTAACTCTCCCACAATCTCCGCCACGCTGAATTTGTCATAAGTTTGCCCTTGGTGGTTGTGACTACATAATCAAATGGGGAATGGGGTGCAAGGCTTTTCAGATAGTCTGACAGAACGGTCGGAATATCAACCTTGCGGACACCTGCTTCTGTTTTCGCTCCTGCTTTTATGTAAGAATTGTTTCCGTCAAGAACCAAAGTCTGATGAACATTTATTTTGTTGCGTTTCAAGTCAATATCCGCCCATTGCAAGCCGAGGCATTCACCTCTTCGCAGTCCTGCAAGCAACATAATCATTGCCGGCAATCTTCCTCTGTGAGGAGTGTTGATTATTAGCTTTTGCTCTTCGGGTGACAAAGCTCTGCGCTCTTTCTTTTTTGCCGCATTCTTAGATATTTTGACATATTTCAGTGGGTTGAAGTCGATAGCTCGGTTTTCAATAGCGTACTCAAACACTCGGCTTGCGGTTGCGATGAACTCTTTCAGCGACTTTTTCGCTGTTGGTTTGCCTGTTGTAGGGTTCTTAGCGGCTAAGTCAAACACGATTTCCTGAAAATCGGCAATTGTCAGCTTGTTGATTTTACAATGCTCAAGTTCTGCAAAATGTTTGAGATACCGTTCAAGCGTTTTGTATTGTTGCGGTGTTTGCAGTGACCTCTGAACTGACAGCCAGCGTTTTTTCCAACAGCCGTATGTATCATCGGAAGAGATGTCTATGCCTTTGCCGAGTTTTTGTTTTAATTCGGCGGCAAGCGTTTCAACCTCTTTTCGTGATGTGCCGCATACGGATTTGTACTTTCGTTTACCGTTTTCATCCCGACCGATATAGATGTTCTTCTGATAGCGACCGTCTTTTCGTTTTTTCATAATGTAATACACTCCTTTTGTTTTAAAAAGGGTGCAAAAATCCCCTGATATTCAATGCTTGAAAATTTCAGGGGATTGTGGTACAATATTATTGCTTTTAGTAGTATCACTGCACCCTGCGTGTGGTGGTTTCCGCTCTGACTTGCGCCAACAGGTCAGGGCGGTTTTTATTTTTATTTTAATTTTTATTTGCTATGAGCATTTTAACCTTTGCATTATAACTTACTTTATCGTTCTCATCGTAATGTTCACCAATTGTAAAATCGTTAATGCCAAGAATTCGCTCTTGATTTTCTTTAACAAAAGCTACATCTTCTATATGGAGATTGCCGACATCTAAACCGTTGACAAGCACCTTGATTGCAGGCTCGCCTTTATAATCGTATTCCTGTAACTGCACATTAAGCACTTTGCCTGCTTTTTTGTCGGTTTTGAGTTGTTTAAGTAACTTCTGCCTGCCCTGAAAGGTAACACCTGCAACTTTAAAAACTTTCGTGTGCGACTTGCCCGATTCCGGTTGCATCGCAGGAGTTTTTACCTCTGATTTTGGCTTTTTAAATAATTTTGAGAATAATCCCATAATAGCCTCCTCATTGACACATAATGTCAAATATTATATAATAATATTCGAGGAGTTCCAACTTCTCATAATTCCTATTTTCCTACCATAGTTGCCGCTATGGTAGTTTTTTCTTTTTATTGATAAAATTTGCGAATTGCTCTTTTACTTGCCTTTCGAGTGGGTGCAGATAAAAGGCATTTCTGCGTTCAAGCTCTGCCATTCGTTCTGCCCTGTAGGTTGCCGCCTCAAGGCTAATGTCACATAAATTTGCAATTGCAGCGGAAGTTAACGCTTGCAGTTCATGAAGGACACAGGCAGGGGCGAGTAAATCCCGAGCGAACACATTTGCCGAATGTTCGGCATCGTCGGTTGTTGCAAATCCGTTGCCGTCAGCTTTAAATAAATGCCCTAAGAAAATGTGTCCAAGCTCGTGTGCGATTGTGAATCTGCATCGCTGAGGGGATTGCTCATCTGCATATATGATATAAAGTTTATCATTTTGCATAAGCGTTGTGCCGCTCTCATTTTTACTTAGCAGATTGACCGCCGAATTTTTTAATAAAACAATGTCGGTTTGCTTAGCTATTCGGCTTACCTTAACAGGTAGGCTATCTATATTATAATCAATCAAACATTGCCAAGATGCATTGCGTGCCTGTTTGTATTTACCATAATTCAAGTTTTACCACCTCGTGGGTATTGTAACCTATGAGGTGTTTTTTATTATGTAATGCTTATAAGTCTGTATCGTCAGGCTCAAACTTGCTGAGGTCAGGGAGATTAACTATTTCGATAGGCTGATTATTGCCGTCGCTTCGTGCGGCTTTAACCGTTGGTATCAATATTTCATCTTCTACACCAAGCAATCTATCGACTGCGGGTTGCATTTCAGGGCTATTTCTGTATGCGATTATAAGTTTCTTTTCTTTGTCTGATGTTTCAAAAGGTAGTTTAACCGCATTGCAATTTTGCAAATCATTTATGCTAATTCCCAAACCTGCACAAATTTTAATCACACTATCAACAGCAGCTCCACCAATAGAGCCTTTAAGCATAGATCTAAGTGTGCTGTATGGTATTTCAATTTTTTTGGCAAAGGTTTTTACACTAAATCCTTTGTCACTTATTAACTGCTTTATGTAATCTTCTCTTGTCAAGTTAATCACCCTTTACTATTACTGATTGTAACACGCCGTTTACGAAAAATCAATACTAAAATGCGAAATTTCGTAAAATATTTTTAAAAATCCGTTGACAAGTGTGAAATATCGTGTTATATTTAATACAGAAACACGAAATATCGCATTTTAGGAGGTGAAAAATCGTGTTTGACAAAATCGAAGTAATCATTTTTGAAAAGAAAATGAAAAAGAAAGAAGTTGCCGAGAAAATGGGAATTTCATACGGACAGTTTTGTGCAAAAATGCGTGGGGAATATCCATTTACGCTTGATGAAGCTCTCCGCTTAAAGTCGGTTTTACAAACTGATTTATCTATCGAAGATTTATTCGGTTCGGCGGCTTAACAAATTCTTAAAAAGAACAGTAGGTAATACCACACAAACGCAGTCCCATTAAACGGACTTTGCCGAACAGCAGAAAACAGCGTAGGAATGGAGTGATATAGTGGAAATAACAGTAAAAGGTACATCAAAAGAAATTGCTGACCTTGTATTGCAAGTACAAAGTCAGCAAACAAAAGTAACATCAGTTAATATTTCCAATAGTAACGCCGATGATTTGGTCATAGAATACAACCATAAAAGGCATATGAGTAATTGTATTGGACGATGTTGACTTTATTTTTACATCTTTTAAGATTATGTAACCATCATTACCAACAATTACAGGTTCAGAATCTGTAGAAGAAATATTTTTAAGGTATTCTTCTTTAGTATTATCGCAAATCTTATAGAAAACACTGTACAAAGATTTTTCATCGTCTATTTCCTGCTCAGACGGCACTTTACCTGAAATGATTCCGGCAGAAGTTGTTAATATCAAGTTGTTTTCTTCTAAACCTTCGACTTCCGGGATACAAGACATAGCTATTATTAAACTTTTCTTAAGTGATGAATGATTCATATTAATTTCACCTCGCTTTCTGTATATAGTTAGTGAATTGGGGTTCACCACTAAATATAGTATAACACAAAAGGACTGTGAAATCAATGCACATCAATGAATTTGCTGAAATCTTGCTTAAAAGCAGGAAACAGAAAAGTCTTTCACAAAGCGAGCTTGCTAAGAAATCGGGCTTTACTAAAAGAGCTATTCAGTATTGGGAAAAAGGCAAAAAGAGCATTTCTCTTGAAAATGCCGACAGGCTCTTAACGGCTTTAGGTGTAGAAATCAAGATAGGTAAAACAGAAAGCAGGTGAGAAAATGGCAAAACTTAAACTTATTGACACAGTCGAAATCGTTTCAAACAAAATTACCAACGAAAATTAAGGAGGTGTACATATGCCGAGAGAAAGACCTATCATCAATTGGGATGAAGTGCCGGTGATAATTGATGTGCCGTATGTGGCACGGTTGCTTGCACTTAATGTTGATTACACAACACGGCTTGCACAAAAGGGCGTTCTTCCTGCCCACAAAATCGGAAAGCTTTGGCGATTTGATAAGGAAGAAATCAGACAATACATAAAGGAGCATTGACAAATGTGGCATTTAAGAAACTACCCGACACGCAGAAAACTGCTCAAAGATGTGGAAAACCTCAGAGCAGAGAACAGACATCTCAGCATTGAACTGAGAAACGCAAGAACAGACCTTGCACTCGAAAAAACAGCGTCAAGCGGTTATCGTCACGAGAACAGAGAGCTAAAACGCAAGCTCAAAGCCCTTGAAACGCCTGAATCCGAAGCATTCAATTTTGAATGTGTGGGGGTCAGTAAATGAAAAAGGGGACAACAGTCGAAAGCGGATATGATGTTGAGGGACGCTGGTGTCTGAAACTCAAAAAAGCTAAAGGCAAGTTTACGCTCGATGAAATAATTGAAGCGGTGAAAGAATGGGAAGAAGATTACTACGCCGTGATAATTAAAGCGATGGGCGATGAGACAGCATAGTATTACGATGACGACCTTGAGGGGGATTGCGTAACGCTATATCGTGCTACAGATTTTATCAGCAAAGAGGTGTAAGCGATGAAAAGATTAACTTTAAATCAAGACAGCGAAATCAAAGTCAAGGATATCTACGGCGAAATGCACGACTGTGACGATGTACCGAATGAGTTTTACGGCTGCATCCGCAAACTTTACGATTATGAGAACACAGGGTTCAATCCCGAAGAGATTGAAATAATTGTAGAAGCTCTTGAAGATATGCGTAACAAGCTGTATAAAGCCGGCAGCCCAAATGCGTACAGTGTGAGCGACTGCCGTAAAACCCTTAACACTATTCTTAAAGTAAGGGAAAAAAGAAAAGCCCGCTGAAGCTCTGCAAAGCCTCAACGGATAGCAAGGATATAACAAATATCACCGATTTGATTATATCCTTTCTTACTCAAAAAATCAAGATAAAGGAGTAAAACAGAATGTCAGAAATTAAAATCACGGTAGAAATACCACAGCTTGATGTACTTATCACGGCTATCGAAAACCTTGCAGGTACTACAACAGGGAAAGAGCCTGTCAAATCAACTGAAACGACAAAAAAGCCTGCCGTAAAGAGTGGACACACACCGAAACCGCAGGAAAATATTCCGCAGTCCGAGCCTGAAAAGCAGTACACGATTGAAGAGGTGAGAGCGGTATTTATGAAGTGCGCAAAGGCTCACGGTAAGGACGAGGTCAAGAAAATTCTTGCAGAACTCGGAGTGACTAAAGTTACGGAAATCAAGCAGGAAGATTTTGCAAAAGCTGTAAAGGCTGTTGAGGAGGTTAAGTAATGCCTGATATACACGCAAGGCTGTCAGCTTCAGGGGCAAAGAAATGGATTAACTGCCCGGGCTCAATACAGCTTGAGGAAAATTTTGAGGACAAGCCGTCACAGTTTGCCGAAGAAGGCACTAATGCTCATGCTCTCGGTGAAGCAAAAATAAGGCTTGCCACAAAAGAGTACAACCGTACTAAGTATCACAATGCAATCCGCAATCTCGAAATTACCGAAGATATGGAAGATTATGCCGAGAGCTATAAAAACTATGTAATCGAGAGGTACAACTCCGCTTTGCAGAAAACTCCCGACGCAATCCTTATGCTTGAACAGAGACTTGATTTTTCAAAGTATGTTCCTGACGGATTCGGCACAGGTGACGCTGTGATTATCGCAGAGGGCAAACTCGAAATTATTGACCTTAAATATGGCAAAGGTGTCGAGGTGTCAGCGGTTGACAACCCACAGCTCAGACTGTACGCATTAGGTGCGTATGAAGCCTTTGATATGCTGTATGGTTTCGATACGGTTGAAATGACTATCTATCAGCCAAGACTTGACAACATCAGTTCCGAGAGTATCTCGGTTGCCGAATTGCTTGAATGGGGCGAATCTGTTAAGAAAGCCGCACAGCTTGCTAACGATGACAGCGTAATCGAATGTGTAGCAGGCAAGCATTGTGACACGGGATTTTGCAAGGCACGGCCTGTTTGCAGAGCCTACGCAGAGGAAAGGCAGAAAATGGCTGTCTATGATTTCAAGCCGCCTGCAATGCTCACGGTTGCAGAGATTGCGGATATTATCGAACAGTCTGCTTCACTCGAAAAATGGGCGAAGCTCGTTTGCGATTATGCACTCGAACAGGCATACAAGCACGGTGTTGAATACCCCGGATACAAGGTTGTTGAGGGCAGAAGTAACCGCAAATACAGTAAACCTGATTCAGAAGTTGCAAAGATACTCACTGACAACGGTTATCAGGAAAGCGACATTCTTGTACATAAGCTGAAAGGCATTACCGACATTGAAAAATTACTCGGCAAGAAAACATTTGCCGAAGTCCTCGGAAGCTATGTAGTAAAGCCTCCGGGCAAGCCGACACTTGTGTGTTCAGAAGATAAAAGACCTGCAATCAATTCAGCAATGCAGGCACAGGAAGATTTTAAAAACGATATTAAATAATAAGGAGATTAAAAATTATGGCAAACACAAATGTATCAACAAAGGTAGTAACAGGCGAAGTAAGATTTTCATATGTTAATGTTTTTGAACCAAAGAGCATTAACGGAAGCGATGAAAAGTATTCGGTTTCACTTCTCATTGACAAGAGGGACACAAAGACTATTGAAGCAATTGAAAGGGCAATTGAAGCCGCAAAGCAGGCAGGAGTTGCGAAGTTCGGCGGTAAAATTCCGCCCGTGTTAAAATTACCGCTTCGTGACGGTGACACAGAAAGACCTGACGATGAAAACTATGCAGGCAAGATGTTTGTAAATGCAAACTGCAAAACAAAGCCCGGTCTTATCGAAAAGAACGGTATGGAAATCATTGACGCGACCGAATTTTACAGCGGTTGTTACGGCAAAGCGTCAGTTACATTCTATGCTTTCAACTCTAACGGCAACAAAGGTATTGCCTGCGGTCTTAATAACATTATGAAAACAAGGGACGGCGAACCGCTCGGCGGCAGATCAAGAGCCGTTGACGATTTTGCGAATGACATCGAAGAGGACGATATTTTCGGATGATACAACTGAGTATTGATATTGAAACATACAGCAGTGTCAATCTCTTAAAATCAGGGGTGTATGCCTATGCAGACGCCCCTGATTTTACAATTCTTCTGTTTGCATATTCCTTTGATGATGAAGATATTAAGATAGTTGATATTGCTTGTGGCGAAAAAATTCCTGACAAGGTACTTTCCGCACTCACAGATGAAAATATTAAGAAAACCGCTTTCAATGCAAACTTTGAAAGGACCTGTCTTGCAAAGTTTCTGAACGCAGAAATGCCGCCCGAACAATGGCGTTGCACGATGATTCAGGCGGCGGAAATAGGTTTGCCGAGGTCGCTTGCGGGTGTAGCAACAGCACTCGGACTTGAAGAACAGAAAGACAAAAAGGGCAGGGCTTGTATTGAATATTTTTCCAAGCCGTGCAGACCGACAAAGTCAAACGGCGGAAGAACACGCAATCTTCCGCAGCACAACATTGAGAAGTGGGAAATATTCAAAAGCTATTGTATTCAAGATGTGGCTGTTGAAAGAAATATAAAAAACAGGCTAAAGGCTTTCCCTCTGACAGAGGGCGAACAGAAATTGTGGGAACTTGATCAGCACATTTGTGACAGAGGCGTTGCAGTCGAAACGGCACTTATAAACAACGCTATAAACTTCGATGCCGACTATCAAAAAACAATGATTGATAAAGCACAAAAGCTAACAGGACTTGAAAACCCTAAATCGGTTTCACAGCTTAAAGGCTGGCTTGAAACACGCACGGGAGAAATATTTCAGAGCCTTGATAAAAAGGCAGTTAAAAGCCTCTCAGAGTGTACAAACGACTTGCTGGTAAAAGAAGTCCTGCAACTAAGAAAAACGCTGTCAAAGACTTCTACGGCAAAGTATAAGGCAATGCTCGGTGGCTTGTGCGCTGACGGCAGAGTCAGAGGCTTTTTGCAGTTTTACGGTGCAAGCAGAACAGGCAGGTGGGCAGGAAGAATGATACAACCGCAGAACCTTCCGCAAAATCATCTTGAAGATTTGGAACTTGCCCGAAATCTTGTTATGAGCGGTGACTATGAACTGTTTGAAATGCTGTTCGGCAATGTTCCCGATACGCTTTCACAGCTTATCAGAACAGCGCTTATACCTACAAAGGGCAGAAGATTTATAGTGTCTGACTTCTCGGCAATTGAAGCAAGGGTAATAGCCTATCTTGCAGGTGAGAAGTGGCGACAGGAAGTTTTCAAGAACGGCGGTGACATTTACTGTGCTTCTGCAAGTCAGATGTTCAAAGTGCCGGTTGTAAAACACGGAATTAACGGACACCTCCGCCAAAAGGGCAAAATCGCAGAACTTGCACTCGGTTACGGCGGTTCTGTGGGCGCACTTAAATCAATGGGTGCGCTTGAAATGGGACTTGAAGAAAACGAATTGCAACCGCTTGTGGATAGTTGGCGAGCAACAAACCCCTGTATTACATCGTTGTGGTATGAGGTGGAAAAAGCTGCCGTGTCAGCGGTAAAGGGTGAACCGCAACAGATTAAATGCGGTATCAAGTTCTTCAGAAAAGGCGGAATACTCTTTATTTCTTTGCCGTCGGGAAGAAATCTTGCTTATGCAAAACCCGAACTTCAGGAAAACAAATTCGGCAGACCTTGCGTAACCTATATGGGAATAAGTCAGACAAGAGGTTCTTGGGAACGGCTTGAAACATTCGGCGGTAAACTCACCGAGAACATTGTTCAGGCTTTTGCAAGGGATTGCCTTGCGGTTTCAATGCAAAGACTTGAAAGCCGAGGCTTTGAAATAAATTTTCATGTACACGATGAGGTTATTATAGATTGCCCGATTGGTGTTTCATCTGCGGAAGAAATCAGTGCCATAATGGGAGAACCGATAGAATGGGCAAAGGGCTTGGTGCTTAAAGCAGAAGCCTACGAAACACCGTTTTACAAGAAAGATTAAAGAAAGGAGGAAAACGATTGAAAACGTATTGTATTGCCACAGCCAACGACAGATTTGCAAAGCTGTGGAAGAATACGGAAGTTACATTTGACGAACTTATAAACAGATTAAAAACGACAACCGTAACACCCGAAACAATGGGCGAATTTCGCAATCTGCCAAAATCCAAACAGGATAACATCAAGGATGTAGGCGGATTTGTCGGCGGCAGACTTAAAAACGGAATAAGACGAAGAGATAAGGTTGAATGCCGTTCTTTGCTTACTCTTGACGCCGATTATGCCACACCCGATTTCTGCGAAAGCATAGATTTGTTTGCAAATTATTCTTACATCATATATTCAACCCACAAACACACCACAGAAAAACCGAGGTTAAGACTTGTTATTCCGCTGTCAAGAAACTGTACGGCAGAAGAGTATGAAGCTGTCGCACGAAAAATAGCTGACGAAATCGGAATTGACCAATTCGATGATACAACATATCAGCCGCAAAGGCTTATGTACTGGTCAAGTACAAGCATTGACGGCGAATATGTATTTAAATATTCGGTCAGAAATCCGATTGATGTTGACGGCGTGCTTGCACGATACAACGATTGGCACGATGTTGACGAATGGCAGTTTTCAAGCAGAACAGTAAAGCAAAAGGACCGATTGCTGAAAAAGCAGGAAGATCCGACAACTAAGAAAGGCGTAATAGGTGCGTTCTGCCGTTGTTACGATATTCACACGGCAATAGCGGAGTTCCTGCCTGATGTATATGTAAAATGCAGTGCCGATGACAGATATACCTACGCAAACGGCAGTACAGCGTCAGGTCTTGTTGTGTATGAGGACGGCAAGTTCGCATACTCAAACCATGCAACAGATCCCGCCGGCGGACAGCTTTGTAACGCTTTTGACCTTGTGCGAATACATAAATACGGCAGTCTTGACGATGATGCAAAGCAGGGAACACCTACATCAAAATTACCCTCATACATTGCTATGCAGGAATTTGCGTCAAATAATAAGGCGGTCAGATTGTTGTTGCACAAAGAAAGAGAGCAGTCCTGCCTGTCGGATTTTGAGAGTGATATCGAAAGCGAGAACGACGATGACTGGGTGCTTGAACTGGCAACGGACGGCAAGAGCAACAACCTGCCGACAATTGACAACTGTATGAAAATCTGCCAAAAAGACAAAAGATTGAAAGGCAAGATATCCTACAATACATTTACAAGGCGACATACGGTTTTAGGTGCAATGCCGTGGAACAGCGAAAGTGAAAGTCGTGACTGGACCGATGTTGATGACGCAGGACTTCGCCATTACATTGAAAATCTGTACGGCATTAAGAGCAAGGCGGCTATTACAGATGCTTGGTCACTTGTGAGTATGGAAAACAGCTACAACCCTGTTTATGACTATCTCACAAGTCTTAAATGGGACGGAATAAAAAGGCTTGAAACTTTCTTTGTTGATTACCTTGGAGCGGATAACAACGAATACACGAGAGCGTCAACACGAAAAACTCTTGTTGCGGCGGTCGCAAGAATAATGAATCCGGGCATTAAGTTTGACACGGTTCTCACACTTGTAGGCTCTCAGGGTTGCGGTAAAAGTTATTCGATAAAAAGGCTTGGCGGCAGGTGGTTCAGCGACACCCTGACAACCGTACAGGGTAAGGAAGCATACGAACAGTTGCAGGGCTTTTGGTTAATCGAAATAGCCGAACTTGCGGCACTCAGAAGAAACGAGGTTGAAGCGGTAAAGCACTTTACCGCAAAATCCGAGGACGCTTACAGAGCTGCATACGGACATCATACCGAAGTCAGAAAAAGGCAGTGTATTTTCATCGGCACAACAAATCAGCACGAATTTCTCCGTGACCAAACGGGCAACAGGCGATTTCTGCCAATTGATGTTCACCCTCACAGAGCTACAAAAAGTGTGTTTGAGGACCTCACGGATTATGAGGTGAATATGATATGGGCGGAAGCTGCTGAACTGTATAAGAACGGCGAAAAGCTGTTTATGGATACCGAAGAACTCAGAACGCTTGCTGAAGCCGAACAGAACAGACATTTTGAAGAAAGTCCGCTTACGGGTGATGTTGTTAAGTACCTCAATACCTTACTTCCTGATGACTGGAACAAAATGCAGCTTTATGAGCGCAGAAATTATCTGAATGGCTATGAACTGGGTGCAGAGCAGAGCGGTACAAATCAGCGTAACCGTGTGTGTCCGCTTGAAGTGTGGTGCGAAGCATTCGGCGGTGACCGCAAAGATTTCACCTATCAGAAAAGCAAAGAAATTAAAGACATTATTATGCGAACAGGTGAATGGGAGCCAATGAGTACAAGTCGTTTTGGTGACTTATACGGAACACAAAGAGGCTTTAAAAGAAAAATGTAAACAGTTTTTTGAACAGACTGTTTACAAAAAAATGGCTTTAGAAAGCCGTTTTTGCAGGATTGTAAACAATGTAAACAGTTTTTATGTGTAAGTATAGTCAAATAAAGAAATTTTAGAAATCAATAAATAGCATTGTATTCTTAAAATCCTATATTCGCCTATACTTTACGGAAAACTTGTAACATTGTTTACAAATCCCTGAAAAGCCAGTAAATAAGCGAAGTTTTGTGTAAACACTTTTTAAACCGAAAATGCAAATTAAGGAGAAATTTAAGAAATGAAAGAATCAAGTGTTGAAAAATACTTAAAAGGTAAGATAAAGCAACACGGCGGTGTGTGCCTTAAATTCAACTCTGCGAGTATGCGAGGTGTGCCGGACAGAATTTGTATGTTGCCGAACGGCAGAATTTTCTTCGTTGAACTTAAAGCAAAAGGAAAAAAGCCAAGGCCTGAGCAGATGAGAGTTCATAAACTTTTCGGGAATATGGGGCAGAGAGTTTATGCGTGCGACAGCAGAGAAAGTGTGCAGGAGGTGATCCGTTTTGAGATTTATTCCGCACAAATACCAAAAAATGGCAATTGAGAAAATTCTCACCACACCGAGGTGCGGACTGTTTCTTGATATGGGACTTGGCAAAACAGTTATAACGCTGACCGCAGTTGAAGAACTCATATACAACAGTTTTGAAATTTCAAAGGTCCTTGTCATAGCACCGCTGAGAGTTGCGGAAGATACTTGGACAAGAGAATGCGACAAGTGGGAACACCTAAAAGATTTGAGGGTTTCTAAAATTCTCGGAACACCAAGACAACGCAGACTTGCACTTGCACAGGACGCAGACATCTATGTTGTCAATCGTGAAAATGTTGTGTGGCTTACGAACGAACTTTCAAGTATAGGCAACGGCTGGATGTTTGATATGGTTGTTATTGATGAGTTATCAAGTTTTAAATCTTCAAAAGCACAGCGGTTCAGAGCCTTGCGTAAATACATAACCCGAAGTAAAAGGGTTGTAGGTCTTACCGGTACACCCGCACCGAACGGACTTATAGATTTATGGAGTCAGGTTTATCTGCTTGACAGCGGAGAGCGACTTGGTAAAACTGTTACAGGCTACCGTGAAAGGTATTTTACACCGAATCAGCGTAATCAGACTACAATTTTTAATTACAAGCTGAAAGAAAATGCCGAACAGTCAATTATGAGTAAAATTTCAGACATCTGCATTTCAATGAAAGCAGAAGATTGGCTTGATATGCCTGAACGAATGGATCGTGTGGTGTCGGTTAAGATGTCACCAAAACAGCTTGCTGATTATGAACAGTTTGAAAAAGACTGCTATATGCAGTTTGCAGAGGGTGAAGTTACCGCCGCAACTGCCGCAACGCTTACGAATAAACTTCTTCAGTACAGCAACGGTGCAATGTATATGAGCAACGGTGAATATGCGATAACAAACGAACAGAAACTTGACGCACTTGCAGAAATTCTTGATACATCCAACGGTCAACCTGTTTTATGTTTTTACAGTTTCCGTCATGACCTTGAAAGAATTATGAACAAATTCAATTTTGCCAGAAAACTTGAAAGTTCTGCAGATATTGAAGATTGGAACAATGGCAAAATTCCCTTGTTGCTTGCACATCCTGCCGGAGCAGGTCACGGTCTGAATTTGCAGGCAGGCGGAAACATCATCGTGTGGTACGGTTTGACTTGGAGTTTGGAACTGTATCAACAGGCAAATGCAAGACTTTACCGACAGGGACAGCAGAACACGGTTGTAATTCACCACCTTATCACAGAGAACACCTGCGATGAGTGTGTCTATGAATCCTTGCAGGGCAAAGCAAATGTACAAGAAAATTTGTTAAAATCCTTGAAAGCGAAATACGGAAAGGAGAGCAAACGATGAAAGCAAGAATACCACCTAAGATTCCGAAACAGCTTAAACAGGAAGCTGAACGGATTGCAAAAAGCGCATATGAACAGATCCGAGAAAAAGAAAACAAGGACATCACACGCAGAGTATTTAAAACAATGCTGTATGCCTTGTATAAGGATTTCGGCTTTGGTCGTGATAGATGTGCAAAGGCTTTGAAGTCGATGACCGAAATAATTGAACACTCCGACACTGACGAAGTGTTTTGGGAGCATATCGACCGTGTGGTTATCGACAAACTGAAACTTGAATTTGAACGCAGAGATTATACCGACAATGGAAAAGTTGTTAATTTTGAAGGAGATGAAGAGTAATGAGAGAAGTTACAATAGGAGATTTCGTAGCAACAGTTCTCGGTGTTAATGGAATTTTAATTGATGTAAGAAATACCCCCTATGGCACAACTGCATATATCGCTACAGCTGATGGACGAACATTTTATTGTCCTGTTAGTGCTTTAAAAGATTGTATTTACAAGGAGTAATTATGAGAGAAATATTATTTAGAGGTCAAACTCGCAGATATGGCGAAAAAGTCAAATTAAACGGTGAGAAAATAAAAAGCAATTGGGTTTACGGCGGTATTTTTCCACAGAATGGTGATGGCGATTTTGCAATAATTTATCAGCAAGAGCCTACAGTCGAAAAATATCCCGTTTACGCAGATACGGTCGGCCAGTACACGGGTATGGTTGATAAGCACGGCACAAAGATTTTTGAGGGAGATATCATTGATTTTTTTGGTCGCTCAGACGGTGACGGCTATGGAGTTGTAAAGTACGATGCATACGAAACTGAATTTGGGTTTGAGTATGACAATATCTACAAAAGCCTCGGGAGAAATTTTTATTCCGAAAATATTGAAGTTGTCGGGAATATATACGATAATTCCGAGCTTGTAGGAAGGTGAAAAAATGAAAGATATTAAAAACATTACCGTTAATTACGATAACAATGAAAGCAAGACAATCACAAAGGGACTTGTTATTGATTTTGGTAAACTTGATAACGATGAGGGCGATGTTTGCTTTAATATGTGTAACATCAAAGGCAAGGATTTGCATTTGATTGTAACCGCTGTTGTTGCGTTGGCGCAGGAACTTGGTATGCTTGACGAGGAGGAGCGTGATACGGATTGACAGCAAGAGAGATTAAGGATATCAACCGAGAGATTTCACGGCTGAGGGCGAAAATGGCACGGATTCGGGCTGAGGCGGACAACACGGCGGTGACGCTGGGTGAACGAATTGTCCCGTCAGGTCAGACATCCGACAGAGTGGGCAATGCGGTGGTGCAGATTGCCGATATTCAGCGTGATATTCAGAACCTTGAAATCCGCAGGAACTCGGCTCTGAACAGCCTCTCACGGGATGATTTTGTGGAAAACTGCCTGTTTATGCACCTCGGCTTAAAATACAGCTGGGCGAAGATTGCAGTCGATACAGGCGGAATCAATACCCCCGACAACATAAGAATTATGTGCAACCGCCACCATTGGTAAAAGTTGTTCGGTTTTTCGGTTTCAGGGTGATATAATGTAAACTGAAGAAAGCAACAAAACGACATAGGCATTTATGTCTCCCTAAAAAATTCGCACAGACCGCTCTCGTTTGAGGGCGGTTTTGTGTTGTGAGGGAAAATCAGATAAAAGAGGTGAGGTGATTGCCCAATGAGAAAAATTTAATACCGTTTACATCTGACCAAAGCCGTGATGAAGCCGTGAAAAACGGAGCAAAGGGCGGTAAGGCTTCGGGCAAGTCACGCCGCCGTAAAAAGAGTATGAAACAGGTTATGGATATGTTACTTTCGTTGCCTGCCAACACTCCTGCCGACTGGGAAATGCTTATTGATATGGGAATTAATGTTGATGAGATTGACGAAGATTTGGTCAATAATTTGCTCGTTGTAAATGCGGCACTTCTCAAAAAGGCTAAAACAGGTGATGTTAATTCCATTAAAGAATTAAGAAATATTATCCGTGACAATGTTTTTGAAAATCATAAAATAAAGCTCGACAATGCCTATCTCGACATTGAACGCAAAAAGGCTGAACCGCCAAAGAGTGACGGTTCGGAGTACAAAGGAATACCGGCTAATATGGTTGCACCGTCGTTTTCGTCGGTGCTTTTTGATATTGAGGGTAAAGAACATTCGGAATATGTTTTCCCCGGCGGAAGAGGTTCAACAAAATCGTCTTTCGTCAGTCTGAATGTTATTGATTTGCTTATGAAGAACGAGGATATGCACGCCTGTATTTTTCGTCAGGTAGCCGACACTCTGCGCAGTTCGGTGTATCAGCAGATTTTGTGGTCAATCTCTGCTCTCGGTCTTGAAAGCGAGTTTAACTGCACCGTGTCACCTCTCGAAATCACGAGGGTAAGCACAGGGCAGAAAATATACTTCCGTGGAGCAGATGATCCGGGCAAGATTAAATCAATCAAAGTACCGTTCGGCTATATCGGCGTTGTGTGGCTTGAAGAACTTGACCAGTTCACGGGCGAGGAAGCTGTCAGAAAGATTGAACAGTCGGTGATTCGTGGCGGTGACATGGCTTTTAAATTTAAATCGTTCAACCCTCCGAAATCTGCACAGAACTGGGCGAACAAGTATGTTAAAATTCCCCGTCAAGACAGGCTCGTTATTGAGAGTACATACCTTACAGTACCGTCAAAATGGCTCGGAAAGCCGTTTATAGATGACGCAGAGTTCCTGAAAGAAACAAACCCTACCGCCTATGAAAACGAGTATATGGGCATTGCTAACGGCACAGGCGGCAATGTATTTGATAATGTTGTTATTCGTGAGGTCACAGATGACGAAATTCAGACCTTTGACAGATTTTACAGAGGAGTTGACTGGGGCTGGTATCCTGATCCGTTTGCCTATGATTGTATGACTTATATTCCAAGTCAACACAAGCTCATTATTTTTGACGAGGAACATTGCAACAAAAAAAGCAACAGGGAAACAGCCGAATTGCTCAGAACTAAGCACGGAGTTACAAGTAATGACTTGATTACTTGCGACAGTGCAGAACAGAAGTCAGTCGGCGATTACAGGGCTGACGGTTTAATGGCTCGTTCGGCAGAAAAAGGACCCGGTTCGGTTGTTTACTCGATGAAGTGGTTGCAGTCTTTACGGGAGATTGTGATTGATAACACACGCTGTCCGCATACTGCACAGGAGTTTCTCGACTATGAATACGAGCGTGACAAGGACGGCAATGTTATCAGCGGTTATCCCGATAAGGACAACCACCATATTGACGCTGTCAGATATGCAATGAACAGAGTATGGAAACGCAGAGGTGAATAATGGGACTTATAGATTTTTTGAAAGGAGTGTGGAGGCGAATGTTTCCGCTTGAAAATATTCGGCAGGCGCTTAATTTACGGCTTGCGATTACAGCAGAAATGCAAAAGGCGATAGGAGTATGGCAAAACTGCTATGTCGGCAAAGCTCCGTGGCTTGATGAAAATGTCATCAGTTTGAGGCTTGAGCAGTCAATCACAAGGGAGTTTGCTAACATTACGCTTAACGAAATGACGGTGAACATCTCAAATGAAACGCTGTCAAAATTGTTTGAAACTGCAACCGAGGAGCTTAATTCGGAGTTACAGTCAGGTCTTGCAACAGGCGCAATGGTCATTAAGCCTTTGGGCGGTGACAGGGTACAATATATCTCGGCAAATGCTTTTGTGCCGATTGAGTTTGACGCAAAGCACAGGCTTGTAAAGGTCATCTTCCCCGAATTTAAGAAAATCGGTGACAACTACTACACAAGGCTTGAATATCACAGCCTTGATAAGGACAAGGGCTTGACTGTTACTAACACGGCTTACCGTTCGTCATCACCCGAGGTTCTCGGTACTGAAATTCCTCTCGCCGTCATTGACGAGTGGGCAGACTTACCGCCTGCGGTCACATACCCCGATATGAAAAGACCTGCGTTCGGTTATTTCAGAGTGCCGATTAAAAACACGGTTGACGGCTCATCATGCGGTATGTCAATTTTTGACAGCGGACTTGAAATCATTCAGAAAGCCGATATGCAATTCGGACGGCTTGACTGGGAATTTGAAAGCGGAGAGCGTGCGATTCATGTTGATTCTGCCGTGTTTAAGGACGGCAAAGCCGACAGACTTAACAGGCGTTTGTACCGTGCCGTTGATGTGGATTTGGGCGACGAAGAACTGTTCAAGGACTTTTCGCCTGCGTTCCGACAGTCCGACATTACGGACGGCTTGAATACATATCTGCGTATGATTGAATTTTCGGTCGGTCTTGCATACGGTGACCTTTCAAACCCCGAAACAGTTGCAAAGACTGCTACGGAGATTAAGTCGGCAAAGGACAGAAAGTACAACACCGTGTCGGCAATTCAGAAACAGCTTCGCTATTGCCTTGATGACTTGGTGTATGCTCTTGCCTTTTACAATTCGCTGACAACAAGCGGTTACACATTCGTTTGTGACTTTAAGGACAGTATTCTCACCGATGAACAGACTGAACGCACACAGGATATTCAGGACTTAAACCTTGGTATTATGCGACCTGATGAGTACCGTATGAAGTGGTATGGAGAGGACGAAAAGACAGCGAAAAAGAATCTTCCGCAGTCCTCTGAGGTTATCGAATAATGTTCACTCCGCCTGAAATTGAGGCTTTGCCCTCGGCTATGGAACAGTTGTACCGCAGTTTACAGTTAAATATTATGTCCGACCTTACGGAGCGTTTGAAAGCTAACGGTGAGGAGATAACCTCTGCCGCCGATTGGCAGATTAACAGGCTTTATGAATTGGGCGTGAGTAAGGATGAAATAGACAGCCTTATTCAAAGCACGCTCAATGTGTCTGACGATGAAATCGACAGAATCTATGACGAAGTCGTGAAATCGGGATATGCAAGAAATGAGGAGCTTTATACAAGCAAGGGCAAAGAGTATATTCCTTATGCGGAAAATAAGCAACTGCAACAGCTTGTAAAGGCGGTCAAAAATCAGACAAAATCGGAGTACAGGAACATTACAGGCTCACTTGGATTCGCCGTGAGAAATGCCGACAATACGCTGTCATTTACTCCGCTTGCGGACTTTTACCAACGCACTCTTGACAACGGACTTATGCAGATTGCAAGCGGTGCGGTTGATTATAACACAGTCCTTAAAAAAGCGGTTAAAGCTATGACCGACAGCGGATTGCGTACCGTCGATTATGCAAGCGGTTGGAGCAATCGTGTTGATGTGGCGGCACGCAGGGCGTTGATGACAGGCTTTAATCAGGTTGTCGCAAAGGTCAACGAGGACAACGCCGAACAGCTCGGCACGGAATATTTCGAGGTCAGCTATCATCGTGGTGCAAGACCGACACATCAGGTGTGGCAGGGCAGAGTGTACAGCAAAAAGGAGCTTGAAACCGTCTGCGGATTGGGTACGGTCACAGGTCTTTGCGGTGCTAATTGCTATCACAGCTATTCGCCGTTCATCAAGGGCATTGATACCCCGACATACAGCGAAGAAGAACTTGACCGTATGAACGAGGAAGAGAACACGCCGAAAGAGTATAACGGCAAAACATATACGGCATATGAGGCACAGCAGAGGCAAAGACAGCTTGAAACTGCAATGCGTGCCGACCGACAGAAGATTGAACTGCTCACACAGGGCGGTGCCGATGACGATACAATCACAGGCGCAAAGGCAAAATACTTTCAGCGACAGGATGAATATGTAAAGTTTTCCAAAGCTGTGGGGTTGCCTCAGCAATGGGAAAGAGTAACCGTAAGCGGCAAAAATGCTTTAGGCTCAAAACTCCCGAAAAAAGCAGGGAGTGTTAATAAAATCACCGCTGAATCTGTTGCAAAATCGGGTAAAAGTGGTATAATTAATAAAAAGACGACTACTGTTGATGCAAATAATATTTCAATTATTGCAAACTCCAGTCCGACTATTCAAGATACAAAAGAATTTCTTGATTTGTTGAATAATAATTCAAACGACAATATCAAAAGAGCCTATAAAAATTATTCTTCTCAACTGAACAGTGTAAAATACAATCCGTCTGGAGGTTGTTATCGTTCTAACTTAAAAGAAATAAGTTATGGATATCCCGATAAAAACCAACTAGCTGACGGTAGAAGTAAATTCAGCACATTATCACACGAATACGGGCATTTTATTGATGATGTGGGTGTATTTAAAAACCTTAATTTTAGAGAAATTGACGCTATAAAACAAAGTGTAAAATTATCTAATAATTTGATAAAAAATAAAGCCAGTGTAAGTGATGAATTTCTAAAAGCATTGCGAAAAGATAAAAGTGCTTTAAGCACAAAAATCTTTGATAGTACCTTTAGGGATGATTTATTTAGTTCATCTGCCAGTGCAGGAGTTCAAGATGCAATATGCGGAATGTTTGGCACTAAACGCACAAAAATGAAATGGCAACATAAAGATAGCTATTATAACCGCATATATTCTTCTTTTAAACAATTAAAAATAGAAAAAGATGTACAAAAGGTATACATAAACTTAGGTTATGATGCAAGTAATCAAGCAAAAGTAAAGTCTATTGTAAGAGATTATGAAACAGCATCCGAAACGTGGGCTAATATAATGAGCGCAGAAACCTGCGGAGGCTTGGAGCTTGAATATGTAAAAAAATATCTTCCCAATAGTTATAGTAGCTTTTTGAATATTATGAAGGAGTTGAAATAGTATGAGTGTACACGAAAATCTTGAATATCAGAACAGTACCGAAAATGCCATAAAAAAATATGAAAGAGTTTTCGGTGAAGGCTCTTTTCCTGATTTCTATTTTGAATATGAATTTGACAGAGCAACATTTGAAAACAAAATTGTTGAAGCCATAAACAAGTGTTTGGAAAACGATAAAGATGTTTATGAAATGAAAATAGTTCCATTAACTGCACTTGAAACCAGCTACTAATTAAAAAAACCGCTCCGTAAAAAGGGCGGTTTTGTTGTTTAACTTGCCGAGAATATGTTCAGAGTAAGAAAAACGGCTTGTTTACGGCATTATTTAACTTGCCTGCAACTTGCCAAAGCAAAACTTAATACACCAAATCAGCACTTTGAGAAATCAGAGTGCTTTTTTATTATTAATCAAAGAAAGGTTTGATACTATGAGAAAAAGAATTTTAGCAATTGTACTTATGGTAGTTATGATTGCAACAACCGTACTGGTTACTGTGGGCTGTACCGAGGCAACGCAGGTATCGTACAATGTTTCGCAGGAAGCAGACAATTTCAATGTGATACGCAGGCTTACGGTTATTAACACAAGAACCGATAAGCCGTCATTTGAACTTGTTGCCGCTTTTTCATTACAGGTCGATAATGACGATAACCAAATTGAGGTTGTCTGCGAAACGGGCAAGGGTGAATACAAAAAGCATATCATAGGTCTTAATGATGAAACTATGTATGTTGTAGAGGACATAAGCGGTGCAGAAGTGGACAAATACCGTTATGAAATTAACTTCCTGCCTAAACAGATTTTGCCGATTACATTTAAGAGTAAAGATTAACAGTTAAACCCGTCGATTTCGACCGGTTTAGAAAGGTGGTGACAGAATGAAAATCAGAGTAACAACAGCATTTAATGACAGGCAGAACGGCTATGTAACCCGATCTGTGAATGAAGTTTTTGAATGTTCAGAGCAGAGAGCAAAGGAACTCATTGACGGCGGTTTTGCAGAAGAGGTCAAGCCTGACGCTCCCAAAAAGCCGAGAGCCAAAACAGTTAAATCAGAAAAAACAGATTAAGCGCCCTTGCATTTGATTGCATAGGTGCTTTTATTTTACCCTGCCGTAGGTTATAACGGCTGAATTTCTACCGCAGGCAAAGCGGAATACAAGCTATGCAGAAAGGATTTACTATGAAGAATATACACACACTTCTCTCCGAAATCGGCTTTACAGTTCCCGAAGATAAAAAGGTAGACTTTGAAAAAGCCTTTGCGGATAATTACAAAACCGTGTCAGAGGTTGAAAAGCTCCGCACATCAAGGGACAACTACAAGTCACAGCTTGAAACTGCGCAGACTGCACTCAAAAAGTTTGAGGGTGTCAATGTGGACGAGCTCAAGGGCGAAATCAAAAAGCTCAACGGCGAACTTGAAACAAAGGAAAACGAGTATCAGATAAAAATCGCCGACATGGAGTTTAACTCTGTTCTTGACACCGCTGTTTCAAAGAGCGGTGCGAAAAATGCAAAGGCTGTCAAGGCTCTGCTTGACCTTGAAAACCTGAAAACATCTAAAAATCAGGCAGATGACATCAAAAAGGCTCTCGAACAGGTTAAGTCCGAAAACGGCTATATGTTCGGTTCTGACGAGCCTTTTCAGAATCCTGTCGGTGCAACCGATACAGGTAACGGCGGTACAGGCTCAAATCCGCTTGCGTCAATGCGTGCGGCTATGGGACTTTCTGCCGAAAAGAAATAATTTTATTAAATCTATGAGGTGATTTTATTATGGCAAACACAATTGCACTTTTTAAACAGTACACAGCGTTGCTTGATGAGGTCTATAAGCAGTCGGCACTCACAAGCAAAATTGACGGTGCGTCAGACCTTGCAACACAGGGCGCTAACGCAAACGAGCTTATCATTCCGATGCTCACAATGGACGGTCTTGCAGACTACTCACGCAACAGCGGTTATGTTGACGGCGATGTTGAGCTTACGAACGAAACTGTGAAATGTAACTTTGACCGTGGCAGAATGTTCACGGTTGACACAATGGACAACGCAGAAACGGCAGGCATTGCATTCGGCAGACTTTCGGGCGAGTTTATCCGCACAAAGGTTGTTCCCGAGCTTGACGCTTTCCGCTTTGCAAAGTATGCCGGTACAAGCGGTATTTCTTCCGTGAGTGCAACTCTCACAACAGGCGAAGAGGTTGTAAAGGCTCTCCGCACAGCCTCAACAAAAATGGATGAGGACGAAGTTCCTTTCGAGAACAGACACCTTTTCATCACATCACCGCTTTACGGTCTTGTGCAGGACCTTGACACAACAAAGTCAAGGGAGGTTCTCAGCCGTTTTGCAGATACCACACTTGTTCCTCAGTCAAGATTCTATACAGCGATTGAACAGCTTGACGGCACATCTTCAAGCAAAGAAAAGGGCGGTTACAAAAAGGCGACTTCGGGCAAGAATATCAACTTTATGATTATTCACGGCTCTGCTCCGATTCAGTTCACAAAGCACCTTGACACAAAGGTTATTGAGCCGTCAGTTAATCAGAGTTCTGACGGTTGGAAGTTTGGTTATCGTATGGTCGGTATTGCCGATGTTTATGCGAATAAAAAGGCAGGTATCTACTGCCATTCAGCCGTAGAGGCTTAAAGGAGTGTTACTATGACCGCTTATGCCGATGAAGGCTATTACATCTCTGAATATCTCTGTGGCAGAAAGGCGGTCATTGTTTCCGCCTTTGATTATTATGCACGCTCTGCAACCCTGCTCATTAAGGCATACACAGGCGAAAATGTTGACGGGAACAATATTCCCGAAAGCGTAAAACTCTGCTGTTGTGAGCTTGCAGAGCTTGTATATAACGATGAAAAGCAGTCCGCAAATTCAGGAATTTCATCTGCAAGCGTCGGTGATGAATCCGTAAGCTATGTGTCCGAAGAAGAGCGTAAAACCGCCCATAAAAAGGCTGTCAGACACACAATTTACAAGTATCTTGCCGACACCGATTTACTGTACAGAGGTGGTCGCAGATGATTATTACCCCTGAAAGCTCCTGTACAATCTACAGATTCAACGGCTCAGGCTATGACCGATATTTCGTTCCCGAATGTCATTGGCAGGAGAACAAGGCTCGCAATGTGCTTAAAAGCGGAATGCAGAACGCTGACAGCGTGACGGTGTATATCCCGATTGAATCCGCAGGGCTTTTGCCCGGCTTTTTAAAGCCGAGCGAAAACCTTTTTGCAGGTCAGCTATGCACCCCTCAGAACAGCGCACAGGACATTATTATTAAGGGCGAGAGTAATTTTACCTTTGATAATTCAAACCCCCAGAGCGTGTCACGGAGCCTTAAAACGCTAAAGCAAAAACACAGGTGCTATGCGGTTATGTCGATTGATGAAAAGCTTTATGGCGTAACCGATTTACAGCACATCAAAATTTCGGCGAGGTGATTGCATGAAGATTGTTCAACCGCCCGATTTTGTCATCAAGTCGAAAAACGGTACGGCAGGTTTCCTCTGGGATAAAAAGTTTGCAGTCCGCAAAAATTCCGATGTGTTAAAGGTGCAAAAGTATGTTGACAGCACGGTTTTACGATTGATGAAACCCTATACACCGTTCAGAAACGGTGTGCTTGAAAAGTCGGCAACCCTCTCAACGGTTATAGGCTCGGGCGAAATTCATCAGAACACACCGTATGCGAGGTATCTCTACTACGGCAAGGTTTACGGTCCCAATATCCCGATTAAGGAAAACGGTGGTATTGTGGGCTATTTCAGCCCTAAAGGACAGAAGAAACACCCCACAGGTAAAATGCTTGTTTATTCTCAGGCAAAGCACCCTCTTGCCGGCAAGATGTGGTTTGAACGAATGAAAGCCGACCGTAAAAAAGAGATTTTACATGGTGCTGCAAAAGTGGCAGGAGGTATGGCAGAATGAACATAATTGAACTTATGCAGAGCATTGTGATGAGCTTTCCAAAGCTGAACGATGTCCTGCACATTGACTACACAACCCCTGACACCGACAGCTACGGCTTATCTCCGACAGGCGACACACTGATTAAATCCGATGTTCTCGGCAATCAGGAGCGACAGCACACATTCATCTTGTACGCTGTTTATCAGTCGGTTAATGACTATGACCGACTTGCCAACAGCGGACTTATTAACGAGTTACAGCTGTGGCTTGAAAAACAGGCAAAAGGGCAAACGCTGACCGTAACGGTTGGCGACAATGAGCTTGCAGGTACGCTCACAAAAATAACCTGTTCAAACGGTATGCTTTATGACATACCCGACAGCAATTTAATTGGTAATGTAATGTATCAGTTACAGATTACCGCAGATTACAAAATCGAAAGTGAGGAATTTTAATTATGGCAACAACACCCGATATCGGTAAACTCAAAAGAAGTTATCTTATGCACTACATTGACGCTTCGTTCGGCACAGGCGAAACCCCTAAGTGGTTTTTGATTGGCAGAGATATTGAAGATATGTCCGTTGAACTCAACCCCGACACAGAAACAGTCAAGAACATTCTTGATGAAACCGTTGTAAACGATAACGGCTATGAACCGTCAATTGACGCAGACACTTATTACGCAAACACAGGCGATGCAATCTATGAAAAGATTAAGGATATTGCAATGAACCGCCTTACAGGCGATGACTGCAAGACCGCAATTCTTGAAGTCCTTGTTGATAAGAAGACAGGTCCGTATGACGCTTGGACTGAAACCTGTATCGTAAAGCCACAGTCTTACGGCGGTGCTCAGGGCGGTGTGAACATTCCGTTCAACATCGCATTTAACGGCGACAGACAGCAGGGTACGGCTACAATTGAGAAGAAAGTGCCGACCTTTACCGCAACGGTTTAATCTTTGGGGAAGGATTGATTTATGCAGAAACTTGTTTTTGACAGAGGTTACAAGGAGTATCAGATTGGCGATGACGAAAACGCAGTAATCCGTATCAACACCGCGGATGTGGGCATTCTTGCAAGGCTCAACGAGGCAGTCAAGAATATTGAGCAGATTCAGAAGAAGTATGAAAACGCTGAAAAAGCTGAAAACACAGACGCAATTCAGCTTATCACCGAGTGCGACAAGGACATCAGAGAACAGATTAACTACATTTTCGGTTCGGATGTCTGCACGGTTGCCTTTGGTGAAATTAACTGTCTTTCACTTGCGGGCGGTAAGCCGATTTTTGAAAACTTCCTTGAAGTGCTTATTCCTGTTATGCAGGCGGATTTTGAATCGGCACAGAAAATTTCCGATGAGAAAGTCGGCAAATACACTTCACAGGTGAAAAAGTGATTGAATTACTGCCGAAAAGCCTTGAGGTTGACGGCAGAAACTACGAAATCAATTCCGACTTCCGTGTTGCTCTGCTGATTTTCAAAGCCTATGCAGACGATGATCTGAACGATTTTGAAAAATGCCGAGTGTGTGTCGAGTGCCTTTACAAGGAAATTCCCGAAAATTACCAAAAGGCACTTGACAGGGCAACTTGGTATCTTGACGGCGGAGATATTCCGCAGGGCAAACAGCTCCCCGTCCGTGTGCTTGATTGGGAACAGGACGGACATATAATCTTCCCTGCTCTCAATAAGGTTGCAGGAGCGGAAACACGCACAGTCGATTATATGCACTGGTGGACTTTTCTCGGCTTGTTTAATGAAGTGGGCGACGGCTTGTTTACACAGGTGATTTCAATACGCACCAAAAAGGCAAAGCATAAGAAGCTCGACAAAACCGAACGGGATTTTTACAGCGAACATAAAGAACTTATCGACCTAAAACCCAAATTCACAGCAGAAGATAAAGAGGAACTTGACTTCATAAATTCGCTCGTGTAGTGTAGTATCGTATCACATATTGTTGACATTCTCTAAATGTTAGTGTATGATTAAGTAAAAACTATATTGTTTTAACATTTAGGAGGATGAATAATGAAAAAACTCATAGCGTTAGCATTAACCGCAGTTTTTGCAGTATCGCTTGTTGGCTGCGGTACAACAGCGGAAAGCAGTTCAAACACCGATATAAAGGCTGAAACTTCCGAAATGGTAACAACTGAGGTGGCTAAGTACAGTAATGTTGCAATCAATTCAGCAAAAAAAGCCATTCAATATATGCAGAGTTATGTTGACGGAACACTTACTGCCGAAGAAGCAGAAGCAAAGCTCGATGAGATTGAAAATGACCTCGGTGATTATATTCTTAAGAATGAAAATCTTCCGACAACTGATAATGACCGTTGGATTAGTGGTGAGATAGATTTGGCTAAATATTCTCTTGGCACTGATAAAGTCGCAAGTGTTACAGAGCATATGGATGAGCTGAAATCAATGATTGAATAAAACGAAAAAGCCACTCCAAACGGGGTGGCTGTTCTTTTGCAAAATTTTATTAGCGTACATCATAACGGTGTGCGCTGTTTTTATGCCCATTTTTAAATGAAAGGATGTGAAAATTTGGCGGTTGACGGTTATCTGAATTTTGACACGAAACTTGATACATCGGGTTTTAACGGCGGTTTGGCACAGGTTAATACTACTGTTACCAAATCAATCGAAAAGGTAAAAAATCAGCTTAAGACCTTTGCAAAGACTGCCGCTGTTGCTTTCAGCACTTATGCAATTACAAATTTCGGCAAAGAGTGCATTGAGCTTGGTTCTGACCTTGCGGAGGTGCAGAATGTTGTTGATGTTACTTTTCCGGCAATGACCAAACAGGTTGACAAGTGGGCAAAAAGTGCAGCTAATTCTTTTGGTTTGTCCGAAACAATGGCAAAGCGGTATGTCGGTACTTTCGGCTCAATGGCTGAGGCTTTCGGTTTTACAGAGAAAGAAGCCTATGATATGTCAACCACGCTGACAGGACTTGCAGGCGATGTTGCTTCATTCTACAACATCAGACAGGACGAAGCCTATACAAAACTTAAATCAGTATTTTCGGGCGAAACCGAAACTTTAAAAGATTTAGGCATCGTAATGACACAGACTGCGCTTGACAGCTATGCCCTTGCAAACGGTTACGGTAAGACCACAGCTAAAATGACCGAAGCCGAAAAAGTAACATTGCGTTACAAGTTTGTTCAAGACCAGCTCGCCAATGCGACGGGTGACTTTGCCCGAACGCAGGACAGTTGGGCGAATCAGACAAGAATTTTACAGCTCCGACTTGACAGCCTGAAAGCTACACTCGGTCAAGGTCTTATCAATGTGTTTTCTCCGCTGTTAAAAAATCTTAATTCCTTTATTGAAAAATTAGATGTTGCAACGGAAAAATTCAAAAGCTTTACGGAACAGGTTTTCGGCTATTCATCTGCAACCGACAATTCCGCAAATTCCGCAAGCTCTGAGATGTCAGACCTCGCCGATGAAACAAAGAGTGCAAACTCTGCACTTGCCACAACATCGAAAAAGACAAAGGAAATTAAAGACAATCTTCAAGGATTTGACAGGCTCAATGTGATGAGCCTTGAAAACAGTTCATCAGATGACAGCACAGCAGTAAACAGCCCCACAAAGAAATCCTCTAAAGCCGCAGTCAACGCACTTGATACCGCCGCAACAGCGATTGAAAAGCGTACAAACAAGGTTTTTGACAGCATTAAAAGAGCCTTGAATAATCTGAAAAATGCTTTTGTTTCAATCGGCGAATCGTGGAAGAGAGTGTGGAAAAACGGCACAGGCGAAAAGATTATCGGAAACATCAAACAGCTTTTGAAAAATGTTTTTGACATTATCGGTGATATTTCGGGAGCGTTTACAAAGGCTTGGAATAAGGCAGGACTTGGTGACGAGGTTGTGCAATCCATTATCGACAAATGGAATAGTTTGCTTGAACTTGTAAACACAATCGCAGAGGATTTTCGCAAAGTTTGGAATAACGGCACTGGTGAGAGAATTTGGACTAATATTCTGAATATCATCAAAAACTGCAACAACTACACCAAAACTCTGCGGACTAAAATAAAACAGGCTTGGGACAAAAATGAATCGGGCAAAAGGATTTGGGAAGCAATCCTTGGCATTGTTGAAGATATCACAGGCTTTTTGAGCGATATGTCAGAAATTCGCCTTGAATGGCTTGAAAGTCTTGATTTGTCACCGCTTGTATCAGCTGTTGCCGACCTCGGACAGGCGTTCAGGGATTTGCTCAAAGCCTGCGGAGATAAGCTGAAACAGGCATACAAGAATATTCTTCTCCCACTTGCAAAATGGACAATTGAAGAAGCAGTTCCAAAACTTGTAGAAGCCCTTGCAGGAGCGTTAGAGCTTTTGGGTAAAATGGTAGGTTCAATAAGTGCAGACGCTTTGCAGGCGCTTGCAGGAGCATTAGTCAGTTTCGGCACAGCTCTTGTGATTTTTAAAACTGCACAAGCTATTGCAAAAGGCATAGACAGGATAAAAAACGCAATAGACGGTATGGTTACTGTTTTTAGCACGCACCCTGTCCTTGCTGTCGTAGGCGGTGTTGCAAGTGCGCTGACAGGTCTTGTGACTGCTATTAAACTTGCTAATGACGAAGAACTTGAAAAGCTTGGATTTAAACAGGCAACAGAGGAAATGCAAGGGTATGTTGACGCAGTTAATCAATGCAAAGAAGATGTCAACACTTTATGCGACGAAATCAAAGAATCGCTTGATAATACTTCCACGGATATGGGAGTTATTGACAATTACAAAGAGCGTCTTGATGAACTCTTGCAAAAGGCTAATCTCACGCCTGAGGAACAGGCAGAGCTTGAAACTATCGGCGAGTATTTTTCTGACAAGTACCCTGAATTTGAAAAAGCTTGGGATAAGTATATATTAAAAGATGATAAAGGCAAAATTCGTATAAACGGTAATACCGATGAAATCATAACAAAACTTGACAAACTTATTTTGAAGTACAAGCAGGTTGCAAGTTCAAGTGCAATTTCTGACCTTATGGAAGAAAATTCAAAGGCGATGATTAAATCAAACAAGAGCGTAAGTGATGCGGCTGTTAAGTACAAACAAGCGCAACAGGCTCTTGATGAATTTAAGGAAAAATGGAACTATGATAATCTCAATTTAGATGTTCCTGATTTTTGGACATTACAGAGTGTTGACCGAAAAGCAAACATCTCTTACGGAAAGTTGAAAGATGAATACGAAGAACTGAAAAGCAAACTTGACGAAGCAAGTTTAGGTTACGATGAAACCTGTGAAAAGGCGGCACAGCTTGAGCTTAACAGTTCAGACCTTGCGCGAATGCAGGCAGTTGTAAACGGTAATTACAGTGATGCCTCTGCGGTTCTTATGGCTTACAATGCAGGCCTTATCAGCACCGAACAGGTTCAAAAATCTCAATGGAAGTCTTTGGATAATCTTACACAAGCTGCCAAGGATTCAGGCAAAAATATGGTTTTTGGCATGTCTACAGGTGTCAAGGAATATATCGGAGATGTTAGAAAAAAGGGTCTTGAAACAGCCTCTACATATCTTGACGCTCTTAACGGCAAAGACGGTGTGGACTGTCATTCACCGTCAAAGAAAACATACAAAACAGGTGTATATGTTATGCAAGGATTGATTAATGGTATTAATTCCATGAAACTTCACCTTATGGTATGTATGGACAGCTTGGGAAATGTGTTTACAAATTCTTTTAATTCGATTTTGGGCAAAACGGAAGGCTTTATCAACAATTTTGTTAGTCCGTTCAACAGTCTCGGCAGTGCTATTTCAGGCGGAATGAGTACAGCGGCAAAGATTGCTTATGAAGCGTTAGGGGGCGTAAACGGCAATGTTGGACTGCCTAACATTACAGTTCCCCGACTTGCCACAGGTACGGTTGTTCCGGCAAATTACGGTGAATTTCTTGCCGTACTCGGTGATAACAAGCGTGAGGCTGAGGTTGTTTCGCCGATTTCAACTATCAAACAGGCACTTATTGAGGCTATGGCAGAGATAGGCTCAACAGGTGACAGCGGTGACATTAATCTTACCGTAAATCTTGACGGCGAAGTGATTTTTAACAACATTGTAAAACGCAACAACGCAGTCAAAAAGCGTCACGGTGTTGGTGCGTTAGGTTAGGAGATGATGACATGGCAAATTTTAAAGGCTATTTAATAAGGTTTCCTAAGAGCGGTAAGCTGTTTCCACACAAACTCATCGCAAAGGATAACTACAACGGCACTCCGCTCCAAAGAACCGAAATTAAGGCATACCGTGACAGCAACAATCTTCTGCACCGAACAACTTCGCCAAATTACAAGTCGAGAATTGAGTTTACAACCGTTGATGAACTCACCCTTGCACAAATGCAGTCAATTAGAAGTGCTTTGAATAGTTCGTGGGACAACTCTCAACAGCGTAAAATCCGTGTCGAGTATTGGGACGATGAACTTCTTGCATATCGCACAATGACCGCCTATATGCCCGACATCACCTATCAGGTCAAGAAAATCACCAAAAACAACATCATATACAATGCCGTGACTTTCACTTTTATTGAGTATTAAGGGGGTGACAGATTGCTATCCGTTTCAAGTACGCATAAGCAGAAAATTATTAACGAGCTGATTTCAAACAAGCTCGAAATCTTTTCATCTGACAGCAAGTTTGATGTCATCACCGAAACCAACATTGAAAGCGAAAGTATGAGCCTTAAACAGTCGATTTGTGACGAAAACGAGTTAAAGTTCGGAGGTTGCATTGCTTCCGAATTTAAAATCGGACTGCTGAACACCGTTGACAGAACCTTTGATGTTTCAAAACTTGTCGGCTGTTGGATTTTAGTTAAGCTGACACAAACTTTTCCGTCAGGCTCTCCGATACTGCCGAGCAGTTCATTATATCCAAGCGACACTCTCTATCCGGGCGAAGCCGTGACAACAAAGTCGTGGTGCATTTTTAACGGTATGATTGACAAAGCCGAGGTCAATAAAACGGATCAGAACAAAATCAGCATAACCGCCTATGATGTGATTTCACAGCTTTATGAAACCGACTGCACAAACGCTCTGCAAAAGCTCTGGAATAACAATTCTAACAGCACTTCGGTCTATGCACTGTTGGCAATGGTTTCTGAAAAATTTATTAACCTATGCGGTCAACCTGATGCCCATTTTTTATCCGACCGTTTACTTAACGAGGTTATCAACAAGGTTGAAAATCTGACTGTTAAGAATATGAAAATTTTTAACAAAGTATGGCTTGATGATTCCGAAAAGGTTAATTACGGTCAATTGCTTAATTATACAGCGGAAATGCTCGGTGTGTTTGCTTTTGTTAAACCCGATAACCGAAAAGGCGGTAACATTGTTTTTGTCAACCTTGAAACCGATACAACAAAAGCAGAAAAATATGACTTTTACGAGGTATTCAATGCTGATGAAAAGTCAAGTGGTACATACGGGACTGTTGACTTTGCAATCGGAGGTGCTACACGAACCGCAAAAGTGCGCAGCTACAAGTTTTTAGGCGGTAAAACCTATGATATGACAGATAACATTCTTGTATGGCAGGAAAACGATAACGAAGGCGGTGCGTGGATACATAAGTTTGAAAATCTGTTTTCAGGCGATACGGGCAAGCGAATACACCATAAAATTTATAAGCCTATCGAGGCAACCCTTGACGGCAGATTGTGGGTTGAGCCGGGCGATATGGTGCAGATTAAATATTATGTAACCGACGCTGACGGCAACTATGCCTATAACGCTGACGGCACTCCGCAAACCGCAACCGTGACATCATATGTGCTGTCAAGAGAGCTTACAGGCATACAGGCACTCACAGACAAAATCACAGCGAAAGGAGAATAAAAAATTGAACAAATACACACGAATAAACTGGGAAAACACTCCCTCAACAGCAACTCCGCTGACTGCCGACAACCTCAACCATATGGACGAGGGGATTGAACGGGCAACAGACGGAGCAATTGCACTTGAAACCGAAATAACCACAGCAAGAGGCGGTTCTAATTCACTTGGAGCAAGGCTTAACGGGATTGATTCGTCTGTGTCTGACAAAGCTGATAAAAGCACGGTCAGTCAGTTATCAGAACGAATGCAGACGGCAGAGAAAGCCCTTACAGGCAAGGCAAACGCAACAGATGTAGCCAATGCACTTAAATCAAAAGAAGACAACTCGAACAAAGTAAGTTCAAAAACGGACATTACAGACAGCGGTACTAATTATCCGAGCATTAAATATCTGAATGATTTCTATTACGATGCAAACGAAACCTACTCATCAGAAGAAACGGATAAGCTTCTCGGGAACAAAGCCGACAGCAGTTCTGTGTATTCAAAGGTTGAAACCGATAATTTGCTCGGTGAAAAAGCTGACAAGGCAGATGTTGACGATGTCAAGGCATATATCGGCTACACAGACA